ATCTTTGACTAATGTATCTATTGTTTTCATAATATATAATGGAGAGACACTCGTTCAGTAGTATCTCTCCATCCTTTCATGGTTGGTTAAGAAGCGAAAGACACTTCCTCATCAGATTCATTACTTACAAATCCATCAGGAACTACTTCAAAAGCTTCATCTGCATCAGCGTCTACATTATAAGGTACTAAATTAGTTACCTGTATAGCACGTAAATCAGCAGATACTCCAGAACGACCTTTGAACTCCCATTCATATGTACTATAAAGTACATTGACTTCTGAACCATTACCAATTAATGTATTAATCATGGTACGTTTTTGTGCATCCTTAACTTCAGGTGCTTTATTCAGGTTACCATCCTTGCGTCTAACTTTACGTTTGACAGTAACAAAATCTCCACGATCATCTCCTTTATTCTTAATTTCTAGACCATCATTCTTGGCAACCTCAATATTTTTCTTATCAAGATTACCTACGTCTATTGACCATACTCCATCTGAATCAAATGTAGTATTTGGGCTGACGATTGATGCCCAGTATGCACTTCCTTTTATTACACTCATTGGTGTACTCCTTTTCTAGTTATTAATACAGTAATTATGACACATCTAGTTAGAAATGTCAACACTTTTTTTCCATATAAAAGTATTTTTTAAATCTAATATCTTAGACATCTCCATCCTAGATATTAAATCTTTTTTACCCTGATATAATCTACCCCAAACTTTGTATTCAGCATCCTTATAACTAAAAACTCTGTCATTTCTATCAACAAGTTTATGTGCCAGGACTACTAATTCTTTTGTACTACAAAATACAAAATCTTTTAGTCTTTCAAATACTATATAATCAGCACTACCATAGAGCCAACCTTTATCACCCATAGTATTTAAAAATTCTACAACAATCCAAGTATCATCAGGTACTCTACTTTTATTCCCTGTCCTTATAGCTTTTACATCTACACTAAACTCCTTTCCATCTTTTTGTAGCACTAAATCTATATGCTGTTTTATATTTTGTTCTTCTGAAGCAATCCATATATTATAATCTCTCTTCTTTGCTTCCCTAACAAAATGATTTTCTACTGCTATACCACGCTTGATATAATCAGCATGATCTTTTCTTCCTTTAAATTCCTGTACTAATGTGTCTGTGCCCATGTCTTTCCAACCTTCCATTCATTATCTAAAGGACATTTCATTTTCAAGTGTATCTCTGTATCTTTCATTGCATCTTTAGTTATTTGTCCAAATTTATTTATATCTTTATCTAATACTTCAAATTGGTATTCATCATGTATAGAAGCTATAAGTTTTGCATCCACACCTGTCTTCTTAATACGCTGGATCATCTTAATTAACCATAACTTACATACTACTGCTCCAGCACCCTGTATAAGGGTGTTTAAAGCACTATGAGAGCTTCTTACATGTAATACCCTACCATCTATACCCTTAATAAAACCTTTAGAGCTTGCTGAAGTTACTTTATTCTGAAGAGTTCTAAAAGCTGGCATACTTTTTAAGAAAGACTGAACAATTTTTTCACCTTCCTTTTGTGAAACTTTTAAAATTTTTCCTATTTTAGTTGTACCTGCTCCATACAGGAAGGCATAGATAAATGTCTTTGCCTGATCTCTATTAGATAATCCTGCTCTTTTCATATTAGCTGTATGTATATCACCTACTGTAACTTCCTCAATAAAATTTTTATCATTCATTAAGTGAGCAAGACATCTTAATTCTAATCCACTTGCATCAGTACCTACTATAGAATGGGTGTAAGGATTGTCAATAGTCCAACAATCCCTACACTCTTTACCATAGGGAGAACGAACTGCAGGTACTTGAGCCATATTAGGTTTAGCATGAGCCATACGACCTGTAATGGTACGTAATGTTGAAACCTCACCATGTACTCTACTATCTTTGTCATTACACGCTTCTATCCACGACTTGATTTGTGCTATACGTTTCTGTAATAATAAAAATCTTGAAAACTTTTTAGCTTCAGGTATATTTAAACTATCTAAGACTTCCTCACTTACTATTACATTACCTTTATCTGTATGACGTTTTGGTTTCCATCCTAGTTCTATTAATCTATTTGCAATCTGTTGTCTTGATCCTATATTAAATGGTATATATTTTGTTTTTGTTTTTAACTCTATAGCTGTAGGATCAAAATGTGTTTTTCCCCACTTTTCTAAACCATAAGCTTCATCTTTTAATTTATTATATAAACACATAGTCTTTTGTAAATCAAGAGCAAAACCATTGTGCTGTTGTTGATCAAGAATTACTCTAATTTTATGTTCAAGATCAATAGAAAAAGAAGAAAAGTTTTTACCTTCCTGTTGTAATACCTGATATAACTTATGTGTTATAGCTACATCTTGTTTACAATACTCTAATGTCTCTGGTGTGTAAACTTTATAAGATTCTACACTACCTTTTGGCATACCTAATCTATCTCCCCATGCTTCAAGTTTATGACCACCATCACGTATAGGATTAAATAATTGTGATAAAATAAGAGTATCAATAACCTGATTAGGTTTTATATTAGTACCTAGAAATTTATTACACATAGGTGCATCAAAAGATAATCCATTATGCATAATAAATTGATCTACTCCATGCGACCAATCTCTAAATCCATGTAACATATCAGGTGGAAAAGGATAGACCTTACCTGTATCTATATCTTTAGCCACTACACAATGAACTACTGTAGGATTTAAATCATCTGTTTCTATGTCAACTACTGCTTTCATCTTTTATCCAATCGTACCAATATTCATTATATAAAATTAATGGTGTACCTTCACCTATCCATGCATTCACATAGTTATAACTAAAATAATCTTCTGCTTCTTCTTCAGACATACCATCTCTTTTCTGTAAAATTTTAATACATCTACCATAAGAATAACAATATAGAGGTGGTTTAGTATGACGTTGTGCTATACCTATAAGAGCATCTTCAAAACCACCCCACTTCATAGTGTTTTCTGTTGCTCCACACCAATTACATTCTTCATCTTTACCTACTTCCATTTCTGTTTCTTCTTGTATACAATAGTGTTTCCACATTTCTGTTTTACTCATACTGAAAAACTTTCTCCACATCCACAACTGGATGTAGCATTTGGATTTGTTATTCTAAGTGAAGCTCCTGCTATATCACTTACAAAATCTATAGTTGTATTCATTACACTTAATGTAGCAGTAGGATGTATATATAAAAAACCATGATCTAAATTTACCATGTCATTATCTTTCATATCTTCTTCTTTAGTTGGCATTAATTCCCAAGAGTATCTTAATCCTGCACAACCACCACCATCTACTGCTAACATTACACCTTTAGCATTACCTTCAGTAATTATTTTAGATAGATGTTGGTCTGCTTCTTTGGTTACTGTTACTATTGACATTAGAATGGAACCTCCTCATCTATTATTGTACTGGTATCTTCTACTTCATAAGGATTAGAAATTTCTTTCATACGACCTGTATCTTTATCATAAAATAAATGTGTGGCTACACCTGTATCACCTGTATATCTATTCTTTAATACACGTACAGTTGTTGTATTAGCAAGTACATCATCTTCTGATTGTTGATCTCTCTCTAATGCTATAACACTATCAGATAGGTGAGCAATAGAAGCTGATCCACGTAGATGTGAGAGAGAAACTTCTCTTCCATCTTCATGTCCTCTATCTCCTGAAGGTCTACGTAGATGTGATACTAATAATAATCCTATGTTAGTTTGTTCTACTAGTGAACGTAGTTTAGTCATGAGAATATCAATAGACTTTCTTTCATCTGTATCTTCTTGACCTGATACTAGAATAGATAAGTGATCCAAGAATATCCATTTACAATCTAATGCTTGAGCCATGTATCTAATTCGTGAAAGTATTTCATCATTATCCATAGAACCAAAGTGATCAAAGGCAAAGAACCTACCTGTACCTACTGTATTTTCTTGCCATGTATTTAATTGTTCTTGTTCAAATTTTTCTCTGACTTCTTTAATATACAATCTTGCATTCGCTTCTACTGACATGATGTTAAAGGTTGTATTCTTTATACCTTCTTCCAATGCAATGATACCTACATTATCTTCAGTATTTTTCAAGAGATGATACATTAACTCTCTCATAACAGAAGACTTACCCATACCTGCACCACTTGTAAAGGTTACAAGTTCACCTGTTCGCATACCATAAGTCTTATGATTTAATTTATTCCAAGGATATAAACAAGTCTCACAATATTCTTCTGCATATAAAGCATCTCCTAAATCTTTTAAGTTTACTATACCTGCAGGTGTATAAGGTTGTGCATTCCACCATGCTCTTGTAAATTCTTCACGCTTATTTAACTGAAGAAATTCATTTGCATCTTTGTGTTCCATGTGCATAATCTTACACTTATTAGGTGAGAATAATTGTGCTACCTGTTCGCTTGCCTTTCTTCCATCTTTATCCATATCAAAAGATATAACTATCTGATCAAAGCTATCAAGATATTCAAATGCTTTTTTACAATCACGTAATGCTGAACCTGCTCCTGTCTTAATAGAAACACATGCCCATTTACTACCTAGTAATTCGTAAGCAGACATAGCATCTACTTCGCCTTCAGTTATAGTTATGTACTTACCATTAGGAGCAAAGATATTCTGACCAAATAATAAAGCATCAGACATTCCACCCTCAACCCACATTTGTTTATCTTTTCCTGTATATTTACAATCACGTACTTTATTTCCTATATTGTTTCCACTCTCATCAAAATATTTATAGATGTGATGTGTATTCATGTTGCCACGTACTTTCACATCTGTATTATACTTTTGTGCTGTCTCTTTAGATATACCACGTTCTGTTATTGCACCTAAAGTTCCAACAGTTTTTATAGAACTTTTTCTCTTCATAGGTACTACTGTTTCTGTTTCCATGTTATCTCCTTTATTATAAAAATGTGTATCACAAGAGAAGCAATGACTATAACCTTTAGAATGTTGTACATTAGCATTACTAGAGCCACACTCTGGGTTTGGACAAGCACCTCTATCTAACCATTGTTCTTCCATATCATTAATCCAAATCATCTAACGTATTATCCCATAGTTCTTCAACAAAGTCAAGCTTATCTTCCATTACTTCTTTCGTATCTTGTTTTGCAAGTTGTTTAGCTTCTTTAAAATCATATCCTTCTGCAAGATACTCCTTAAAAACTCACGATAAACTTGACTTTGTTCCTGTCTCCATAGAGAAGTTTTCATTATTATCCCTTTGATTTCCATGCTTTAGGATCATCAGACCATACATGATCAGTCCAATGGTCAGGTATATGATTTCCATGTTCAGCTACCTTAGGAGATATACCAAATCCTTCTTTCATATCATCAATTAAATCTAAAAGATTTTCTACATCTGATACGTATAGATATTTAATACCACCTTCTCTGTAGCTATTAGAAAATGTATTACCTACATTAAATAAATCAAGTATCATTTTCTTTTGCTTCTCGTCTATATGCATTCCTTCTTTAGTTTTAGTC